TCTTGTGGCAACGCTCGGGCGGCGGGACCGTGTACCGGCCCTCGTTCTCCGCAGCGTGGCACTCCTCAACAGGGCTCCCACACTTCGGGCACAACCCGTCCCGGTAATACTGCAGAGCGAGCATCCACGTCTGCTGCTCCTCATCCCACTCCGTTTCCGGGCGAGACGACGAGAGCCGGCCACCGTCATACTCATACGTGGTGGCCGGCTCCCAACCAAGGAACCGCTTCAGGCTGATGCCGAGGCGTTCGGCCGCTTCTACATCTGCTCGGAGTCCGCCGTCAGCTTGTAGGCGGCCTGCGAGAAAGGGACTTCCTGCCGCCCCCGGTTCACGGTCAGCGTCTTCACCACGAACGTCTCGTACTGCGAGTCGGTCATGTCGTCCGCGAGCTGCGACCAATCCTCTGCCGGGTCGAAGTCCACCGGCTCACCGTCACGCTTCACAGCCACAATGCACGCCGGGATCGCCGCGTTCATCACGGCCTCAAGGTTGAAGCCGTATGTCTTATCAAGCTGGTTATCAGGGCGGGCCGGGTTCTCAGCCACCAGCTTCGCCCAATCCTTCCGCTGCATACCCCGCAGCGTGAACGTCACCGACTCCGCACGCATCTGCTCAGTCAGCTCCACAATCTGCTTCGCCAGAGAAGCAGCAGGAGCGTTCAGACGCTTATCCGCCAGGCCCTTCTGCCGGGCCTCCGTAAGGTCCGCGTTCAGCTCCTCATAACGGGAGAACAGTTCACCATCAAGGCAGAACTCAACCGTCGTCTCAGGACGCTTCACAGTAAGTTTCATGGGTTTCTCCTAGTGGGTGTTTGGTGGGGGGAGCCTTGTGCGCCGCGCCCCACCAGACACGGCGCACAAGGGGGTAAAAGGAGGGTTACGCGGCAACCTTTTCGCGGACGGCAGTGCCAGCCACGAACTGCTTCTGCGAAACCTTCAGCACAGAGTTCGACTCCGGCGGCATCTCGTTGTACTGGCCCGACGTCATCCGGTAAGCCGTGTACGTCTGGCCGGCCGCAACCGGCTCCTCGAACGGCAGGCCGCGGCGGACGAAGATCACATGGCGGGAACCCGGGATCAGGGTCTCCACAGCCTTATTGATGTCCACCGAATCGACAGCGTTCGTGTTGTCGATGTACGTCAGGTCCAGGCCACGCGAGTGGCGGCCCGGAGTCTCACGGGTCTGCCGGTCACACAGACGCTCATCCGACACAACCTGCTCATCCAGCGACGGCGTATACCCGCCACCGGTCAGGTAGCAGGAAATGTCCACCGCAGAAGAAGCCGTAGCCTCCGCCAGGGTGATCGCGTGCAGATCCTCAACATCCGGGAGGACGAGAACAAGCATGTTCCCATCGGCAGGTGTAGCGGGAAGGAATGATTCAGCCATTGTCAGTCTCTTTCTTGGACGCCCTCACGGGCTGCTTGAAGTACTTACTGATGCGAGGGCGATCAACCGGCGGGAACCGGTCACCCTTGACGAGCTCGAACGAGTCCCCAATGCGGGGATCGTTTTCGGGCACGTCAAACTCGTGGCGCGTTGACTTGTCTTTGACACGGACGAACATGGGACCCCTTTCGGGCACTAAAAAAGGCCCCCTGAGGAGGCCTAGAAAACGGGTTCGGGTGTGGAGTGGTTAGCCGGTGCGCGAGGCTGTCAGGACATACTCAAGCGGCAGATAAACCGGGTTCAAACCATTAGCGAACGTCACATCACGATCAGGCTCAATATCCAGATCATTCGGCCGGCAAGACAGCACCCCAGTCACCCAGCCAGGCACAACCACCCGGGCGCTCTCAAGCGCGTCATCCACCTTCTGGCAGATGATCCGCACCGACTGCACAGACTCACCAACGACCGTCGCACGCACACGCAGCTCCCGGGCCTGAACCCGCATCGACTGTGCACGCTCAACCGCCCGCGGGAAGTTCGTCGTCAACAGCACGTACGGGTACGTTGGTGTTCTCGGGACTGTGCCTTTATAGATGGTCATCCCAGATGCCAGGGACTCGACAGAGCGAGCCAAAAGGTCAGCAGTCACAACCGACCCCCAAATTCATCCGCCAAATCCAACAGGGCACTCTGCAGCCGCGGCTCCTCAGAACGGATTGGCTTCTCCAGGTCACCACTGCCGCCACCCCGCGAAGTGCCGAAGTAGTAGATGCTGCCCAGTGCGCCACCACGCCGCGACTTATCCGGGCCAACCTCATACCTGACCGCGCCCACACTGTACGCAGAGTCATAAGAAATCGACCCCGCCATGCCCTTGAAGTGCACAGACCCCCGAGCATCAGCGGCCATCTCATCCTTGACGTTCTGCGCGCCCTTCTTGAACACCGCATCAACGTCCTTCACCGCGCTACCAGCAACCTTGCCAATGTTCGCAGCCAACCGGCGGACCTCAGACACGTCAGCACTGAACTCGCTCACGTCAACTCCTCAACCCGCACCCGCTGAGCCGTCTGCCACGACTTCTCAAACAACTCAACAATCCGGTACACGTTCCCCGCCAACGCCGGATTATGCACACCCGAAGTCATCCGGACACGATCACCAGTCCGCACAGGCCCCGCACCAACCGGAATATCCAGACGCGAACCCTGCACAGTGAACACCGCACCACCAGCCTCAGCATCCGTAGACTGAGCCAACGTCTGCTGAACCTTGCACCGGCCCTCATAAACCAGCTCATGCGACGGCGAAACAACACCCGAATCCGGATCCGTCACCACCTCACCCGGACGCTCAATACGGCACGAGTCGACCATCAGGGCTTCGGCGGCAATACGGCCGTCCATCAGTAGCGATTCAATGCTCACCAGAACACCCCCGGATAGGTGGCGAACCCTGGGGTTGCCACCGAACGAATCGTGAACGCATCCCCAGCCGTTGCCGGCAGCAGGAGCGACCAATCCTCATCGCTGATAAATAGCCGCCCGGACGAGTTGGCTTTATCCACGGTCTTCGTCCGCGAATAATCGTCAACGCTCTCCGTGTACTGCCGTAGCCCTTCCGGGTTCCGCAGCTTCGCGATGATCGTCTCAGCAATCACACGCTTCACTAGACGCCCATAATCCGGGTCACCCTGCGACCGTTCACCAACATCCGGGATCCGAAGTCGCACGTCAGAGGAGAGGTCCTGCAACCACTCCTCAACCTGCGCTGACTCACCAGCAGTCAGGGTGCGGCCAAAACGTGCCACCACATCTGCAACCGTCGCGTACGTCATGGGAGAACCTTTCGCTGAGCGGGAGCGGCCCGAATGCGGGCAATGACTGGGTGGCCCCGGTGTTGGCCGGAGCCACCCAGCGGATTAGGCCGCAGGGGCCGTCGTGGTTTCGCCCGTGTCGTAATTGTGCGTGACTTCGACAGCCTTGCCGTCCGGGCCTACAGTCGTGTAGGTCTCCGTCCGGCTGCCAGTCGGGGCAGTGCTCGGAAGCGGGGCGCCCGGCACAACAGCATTCACGGACTGATGCCCCGCAGCTGCAGCTGCGGCCTTGTCAGGGCGGGCGGAATGCGCCCGCTCCGACGGGTCCCAAGTATCCGCGGGAGCGTCCCCGGCAGCGGTGGGCTGCGGCTTGGTCAGATCACTGGAGAGCTTCGTGCTCTTCGGTCGAGTAGCCATGATGTGTCTCCTTTTCCTAAGCTACCTTGACGCCCTTGAGGCGTGCGGCTGCCTGTCCACCCTGGGCAGCAAGGCCACAGAAGAACTCGATCCGCACACCCAGAGCGGGCTTTTCCTGCAGCTCACCGAGCTGCTTCACCTGCACGCCACCGTTGGTGATACCGAGGACGCCGACATCCGAGAAGGTGTTGGCGAACTTCACGGCGTAGAGGTCACCACCGGCGGTGGGGTCGTACCCGAGGATGCGGCGCCCGGACCAGTGCTCCCCGGGGTCAACGAAGGAAACGCCGTTCCAGGTGAACTCGCGCTTCCCGGTGATCTCGGAGTTGATGTAGTCCGCACCGCCAACCTTGCGGCCAAGGGACTTGAGCCGGGCAAGGACCTCGCGGGGGGCATACACAACATCCGGGGTGCCGCCTGCGACGGAGCTGAACAAGAGGTCCAGATCGTCGAGGAAGGCCTCGGAGTTGGCAGCAGCAGCGGAGTCCAGGACCTGCGAGCCGATGAGCCGCTTCCGCAGCCCGTCGAAGCCCTTCGGATCCACGGTCACATCGCCGTTGAACATGGAGTCAACGAAGGTGGACTGCAGGGAGTCGATCTTCATCTGCGTCTGGCCGGCCAGCAGGATTTCCGGCGCGGAATCCATGGTGCGTTCGATGAAGGTATCGACGTGGGCCTCACCGCCGAGGATCACAAGACCCTCAGTGTCCTGGTTTACGACACCGGTGGACTCGACGTATGCCTCATTCACGGTGCGGAAGCCGGTGCCTGGCAGGACCTTGTCCTTGGTGTAGGCGTATGCGGCGCCGCTGATCGGCTCCAGCGGGAGGCGGTCAAAGACGGCGGACGTCTGGTGGAACATTTCCATTGCGCCGCGGCGCAGAGGGGATGCCTCCAGCAGCGCGGCCTGTGCGAGGGTTACGGCCATGGCCGGTCACCAGCCTTTCGTGGGGCATTCAGCCCTGTAGGTTTTAGAGTCGAACCCCGGCGGCGAAGGTGTCCGCGCCTGGGGCTGCTCGATGAGGGGTTTGCCCTGTTCCACCCTGTGACGGGTCGGGCTTAGGGGCCACAACGCCCCGGAATTCGATCAGTGCATCTGCTGCAGCTTCAAGCTCTTCCTGCGTGCTACCCGAAAGCAGCGCGACAGGGACGCCCTTCGTTGCCGCAATCTCGGCTCGTAGGGCTTTCACCTCAAGCGCGGCAGCACGCTTCTCGGCGGCTTCCAGTCGCTCCGCGGCCTTCTGCTCAGCCGTCTTCGTGGCTTCCTCGATTTCAGCCAGCTTCTCGGCAGCCGTCTTGTTCGCCTTGGCGCGCTCCTCCCACTTGCGGGCCTCCGCCTTCCAGTCCGTCTCCTGTGCAGGAGTGACCGGTTCGGGGGTGGCCGGCTGGTTGGCGGCAGGGGCAGCCGGGGTCGCGGGGGTTGCCGGCGTTGCTGGTTCAGTTGCACTCATCATTTATCTCCCGTGCGGGTTTCCCTCAGCCGTGCGGCCTTGGTGGTTGGTGTGAAAGGACGGACCCATGCGGGGCCGGTAGATCCCTGGCATCACTGCCGGGGAAAATTCAGGTCGGCCTAGTAGCCGAGAATGGTTTTGCGGAACT